TATTGATTTAGGTGACTTTCTCTTTCTCTTGGAATCAATAGTTACTTTTTTAAGTTTATCTTTAACTCTACCTTTCCTTATGAACTCTTTATAGTGTGTAGCCAAAGGACTAAAAGTTGCCCTATTCTTTAGATTCATATAGTTCTTACTATTGATAAACTTTGATAATTTAAAAAAACTAAAAGATGCTTTTATTTTAACGTCTATTTTCATTTTGAAGCTCTTGATTTACAGATTTATTATTATTAACAATACTTTCAGCTTCTTGTAAAGAAAGGTCATCATTGTACTCTAGCATTAATTTAGCTTGTGTGATGAGATTATTCTGTAGCCTATGGTTATCCCACATAATCTGGTCTTGTATGGATTTAGGGTATTCAGGCTCGTTAAAATCAATTTTAAGCTCTTGAGGAAGTCTAATACCATTATATTCTGCAATTTCTCTTTCAACTTTGTATAAATCATGCTCATACATTTTCCAAAGCTCTAAATCGTCTTGGTAATCCTCAAATCTTTCTAAATCTTTTATCTTAAGGGCTATACCACTAGGAACTTCACCACCATCTTGTGCAAACTGTACATACAAGTGATTGTTTTGTGCTACTAAGTCTACTTGAAACTTAACTGTTTCTATAACTGACTGTAAATCGGCTTCAGGTGCTACTATATCAAAGACTGAGCCTTCAGGCAAGTCAAGTATTGTATCTGACCCTGCTCTTTCTAATCTCTTATCTGCCTGTAATCCTGTGATGTAAGGTTGTCCAAACATTTGGAATCTCAAGCCTAATTGTAATTCAGTCATAGTTATATTAACTTGTTCGTTACAAGATACAATATCATCTGCACCATCAACAAAAAATGAATCCAGTTGATTTTCTCTGTGAGTAAACATAAATGGCAATACTCCATATCCATGCTCATATTCATCAATTATATTACCATCTTCATCATATTCTGCATAGATTGACTTATCGAAATATGCAAATCTCATTTTTTCTGCATAACTTATATCATCTACATTACCCAGTATGGGGTACATAATAGCTTCTGGATGAAAAGGGTTTTCTCCTAAGTGTACATCAAAGTAGTAAATAGGTCTATAATCAAAGTGAGGATTATCTCCATCTATATAAACAACTTGTGTTGCTACAGTTCCCAATAAGCGAGTCATTCTTTCAATATGTTTCATTCTAGCAGCTTTCATCCTAATTAAACTATCATATTGATTACTTACATTGTAGGCAGCACCAACTGTATATATTCTACTCATTTTATTAATAAATCTTTTTGTAAAATTAGCTTCATAGCAAGGTATTTCTCTAAAGGCATCAGCATCAAAATACTGTTCTATATATTGAGGAGTATTACTTCCACAATAATAATCTAACATTTTTCTGACGTGCATACGTCTTTGTTTGGCTTGCATTTCTTTAAAATCTTTTATTGAATCTTGTATTATTTGTTCGACTGTCATCTTTTCCTCACTATTAGCTCTTGTTGTTTTATTGGGAATCTGTTAATAAAAAAATACCTTATCATATCACAACTATGGTCGTGAAATCCATCTTTTAATGGGTCAGGTTTTAAATCTTTTCCTTCTTTGTGTTCTGGATATCTATAATTTTCTAAATCTTCGGCTATACCTTGACATTTTTTATCAACGTGTAAATATCTTTTTCCATTAGCATTTTCTATAAATCCTCTCACATGAGATACACCTGAAACTATATTTCTTGAAACCTTATCTCTTATTGTTTGAATATTTATACCGTTTTGTCTAAATATCTCTATATCTCCCATGCCAGATTGCCCTTGTGCTTGCTTCCCAGCAGGGTCACCATAATATGCAGATATATAATAAGGTTTTGATTTTATCTTTTTAATAAGAGCATCCGTTTTTATATTTGTTTCATGTACTATTTCGTCAATTATATTTATGTGCCATTCTCCATTAATCATTTGTGTTTGAAACCAACCTACTGCTGGCATCCTATATCCAAAGTCAATACTACAAAATGTAGGAAAATTAGGGTTGTAAGGAAAATATCCCACATCTAATTTACGGTCAAAAGGATATACTTGACCAGCAAAAGTTGTAAACTTTGCACCATACTCTTGGTCATAAGACTCTTTTGACATATTTCTTTTACGTTCTACAATAAAAGAATCTTTTTCACCCTCAGGAAAAGCAAACTGATTATCCCACGATGGAGCTTGATGAGATTCCCATAAATCATCTTTTTGCCCTAGTAAATATAAATCATACACCCAATTAAATCCCTCTGGTGTTGTTATAAATATTGCTTTACCTTTTCTATCTGATAGTGTTGGCGACAAATACATATCCCATATTTTTCTTTTTACTTTAGCAGCTTCATCAATAATTAGTAGGTCTAAGCCTTCTCCCACCAAACTATCAGGGTTGTCAGCAGACTTGCCCTCAACTACTGTTCCCCATTTGAAT